GGCCCTACTGGACCGACAGGTGCGGCCTCCACCGTCGCGGGTCCTACTGGACCGACCGGTTTAAGTATTACCGGCCCCACTGGGCCAACAGGGCCTGCGGCCAGTGGTGGCTCTATGGCTGGCAGTAATATCTTCTTGGCCGATTACTTCGGAGGCTTCTAATGGCTGTTACAGCAACACCGATCTTCGCTCAGACCGCCAACGTAGGCGCGCTGAATGCGATTGTCTCAACCGCGATGACCAATACCACTGCGTTTGATGGTACTATGCCTGCGGGGACGGCAATGGCGCTCTGCTATACGGCTGGCGCGAACGGCTCCCGTATTGATCAGATACAAATTAAATTTGCATCTACCAATGGCGCGACTGCTTCAGGAACATCTGCGGCTACATTGGTGCGCCTCTGGATCAACAACGGGTCAGTCAACACCACAGCAGGCAACAACATCTTTTTGGGTGAAGTGGCGATGCCTGCAACTACTGTGACTGCGCTTGGGACGACCGCTAACACCGTGTACGGTCTTGCGGTTCCTGTTGGCGGGCTCAATATCCCTGCGGGTTATCGCATCTATGCTGGCCTCACCGTTGCTGCTGGCGGCACCAATATCGCTATTGCAATCAACACCATCGGTGGAGATTACTAATGAGCGTCCCACAACAACTTTCTGGCTTTAACAATCAGCTTCCACCACGCCAGCCGATTAGAAACATCACGGCTGCGTATCAAGTCACGGGCGCTGATTACGGCCAGACTCTTAGTTGTACGGGGGCAACATCATATACTGTTTCGCTAACTTCTGCGGCGTCTATTGGGGCGGGATTTAATTTTACTATTTGGAATAGAAGCACTTCGGCAACAACCATAATAACAATTGATCCAAACGGGTCTGAAACTATAGATGGAAAAACAACTCGCACAATTTACATTGGAGAGGGTCTACAAATAATTTGTGATGGGTCTAATTGGCAAACGGGATCAAAAAAGACAATGCGGGCCTATGCTGAAAACATAGCGTCCGGCACTCAGGCAACTGCCACAGGCTCCAGTTCTGTTGCCATTGGGTATAACGCAGCTTCATCCCAGACTAGCAGTATATCGTTTGGGGCTCTTGCATCTTCGTCGGGTTCGTATGGCTCTGCAATCGGGCATCTTGCAGCAGCTTCTGGTGCATATTCTCTTGCCATTGGCTGGTCAACAATAGCTTCAAGCACAAGTTCTGTTGCCATCGGATTTAGTTCTCAAGCGTCAGGGCTAGCTTCTTTTGCTTTAGGCTCGTCTTGTAAGAGTCCATATGAAGGCAAATATGCTTATGCCTGTGATTTTATTTCCTCCTTTTATGACAGCCAATATGGGCTAACGGTGCTACATGGAGGCACAACAACCGCAACACCTTTGATTTTATGGGCCGGGTCTTCAGGGTCTGCAACTGCAAACAATCAGGTCATTCTACCTGACAATTCCGCTTACGCTTTTAGTATTCTTGTTGTTGCGAGACAATCTGCTGCGGGTGGAACAGCTTCTGCCGCTTGGAAAATAGAAGGTCTAATTCGCCGTGAAAGTGGTGTTGCGACCACAACAATTGTCGGGACTCCAACAACAACGGTAATTAGTAATGTCCCCGGATGGTCTATTGCCGTGTCCGCTGATACGACAAACGGGTGTCTTGCGCTTACGGCTACTGGCGCAAGTGCTACAAATATCAACTGGTCGGCCACCGTCCAAACATCTGAAGTCACTTACGCATAGGGTGCAGCATGGCAATTCAACTTGATCTTCAAACCACTCAATATGGGATTGGTTTTCAGGGTGCATATTTTCGCATTTTGAAAACATTCATTTCTCGCGAAGAAAATCCCGCCGCTCGCTTTAGCGTCACAATTGACGTTGTTGGTTATGCGGGCCAACCACAGAATTCCAATCAAAGAGACATAGAGTGGCGGCAATATCGCGCACCTATGGACCAGATTGAAATTCAGTCTGGTGACAACTTCTTGGCGCGTTGCTACGAATGGGTAATGGCGCAGCCTGACATGGTTGGCGCTATCGCTGTGTAACCATTAATATGGCAAAGAGGGGGTTCTTATGCCGTTTAGCTCAGAGAGTGGTAAGAAGTATATCAAAGATATCGTATCGAGGCTTCCCCGCCAAAGGATGCTCGATATTGGCTGTGGGTGTGGGACCTACGCCAAAATGTTCCCAGACGCTGACTGGACTGGCGTGGAAGTATGGGAGCCATACGTTGAGAAGTATGGTCTCGCGGGCTTGTATCGCAAACTTCACATTGAAGATGCTCGCACATGGACCCCCACAGATCATTATGATGTTGCCTTTGCGGGTGACGTTCTTGAACATATGACGGTTGATGAGGCCCAGAGCCTGATGGCTCGCCTTAAGTCATGCGCTGATACGGTTGTTGTTAGCATTCCCATTGGACACTATCCGCAAGGTGAATTTGAAGGCAATCCATATGAGGCGCATGTTACCGACAATTGGGCGCATGGGCAGGTTCAGTTGGCCTTTGGCGGGGCTGATTGGTCTCATGTAGATGGTGAGATTGGTGTCTATATATGGTCGAAACACCCGATCAAACCTAAGATCTGTGTCTACGCCATCAGCAAGAATGAAGCCCATTTTGTTCAACGGTTCTGTGAATCGGCTCAAAATGCAGACATGATCCTCATTGCAGACACAGGAAGTACAGATGGGTTACCTGAAGAAGCCGCCAAGTATGGAGCGACTGTTCATCATATTAGCATCAGCCCCTGGCGCTTTGACACTGCTCGCAATGCAGCTTTGGCGTTGGTGCCTCGAAATATGGACATCTGTATCAGCTTGGACATTGACGAAGTTCTCCAGCCTGGGTGGCGAGAAGAAATAGAGCGTGTCTGGACGGTGGGCGTTACTACTCGCCTCCGCTACATGTTTGACTGGGGCTGTGGCATCCAGTTCTACTATGAGAAGATCCATGCAAAACATGGCTATATGTGGCATCACCCTTGCCATGAATACCCGATCACAGATGGGCGGATTACAGAAGTTTGGGCGGAAACCCCCATGCTTTTGGCGGTTCATAAACCTGACCCAACTAAATCACGGGGGCAATATATCGATTTGCTCGAATTGTCCGTCAAGGAAGACCCAAACTGCCCACGCAATGCTTTCTACTACGCCCGCGAGTTGAGCTTTCATGCCCGGTGGCAGCAGGCCATTGACGCCTGCAAAAGCTACTTGGCTCTCCCTCGCGCCACATGGATGAACGAGCGGTGCTATGCCTATCGCGTCATGGGGCGGTGCTACAACGAAATGGGCGACTGGGTGAACGCTGAAAAGTCGTTTCAAATGGCTGCATCTGAGGCCCCCGACACCCGTGAACCATGGTGCGAACTGGCGCTTTTGTGTTACCGGCAGTCTCGTTGGGAAGAGTGCTTCGCATATGCCATGAGGACCTTGCGAATCACTGATCGGGCGGCTGTTTACACTTGTGATCCTGCCGTTTGGGGCTATCAGGCCCATGATTTGGCAGCAATTTCGGCTTGGAACCTTGGTCTCAAGGACATTGCCGTTAAGCAGGGCCAAATTGCCTCAGATATGGAGCCGCATGACGAGCGCCTGAAGGCCAATTTGCGCTTCTACCGGGGCGACAAGAAGGCCCCTAATGTTGTGCATTTCATCTACTTTGGCGGGGAAGGCTCTCGTCCTTATAGCTACATCAACTATCTGGCCGTCAAAGCCGCATATGAAGTGCAGCGCCCAGAAGACATTGTCATGTGGTGCGACAAGCAGCCAGTTTCCAACCCGCATTGGGAGGCAATCAGGCCGTATGTCACCATTAAAGAGGTATTTGCACCTAAAACGCTGTGCGGCATGGAGCTAAAATACCAGCATTATCAATCAGATGTGTTCCGCCTGCGTACTCTATATGAACATGGTGGCATTTACCTCGACAATGACATGGTGTTAGTCCAACCCCTGACGCCACTGCTGGGCTTCTTGCCTGTTATGGGTGCAGAGCATCCTGGCGAGCTTCAATCCATGTCAAATGCAGCCATAATCTCCCCGCCAAAGGCAGGCTTCATCGAGGTTTGGCTAGACCGCATGGCCGACCGGATCAGCGAAAAGTGGGCCGACCACTCCGTTGTTTTGGCCGCAGAACTGGCAAAAGAGTTCCCCAACCTCATTACGGTTGTAGACCATGAGGCTTTTGTACCGTTCCATTGGGACAACAAGTCCTTATTCACGGAAATGGGCGTGTCCCCAGACTCTGCCCGCACCTACGGGATTCACCTTTGGGAGACGTTCTGGAAAGACGATCTTTCCGCAATTGATGACCACTATCTAGCGACATCCAATAGCCCGTTTGCTAAGATGTTTGGGAAGCATGCTGTTCAACCAGCAATGGCAGCAGAGTGATGAGGTTTGGCCCCGTGGATCAATCAACGATCAATATGGTCTTTGGGGCCATTCTAGCGGTATCCGGTTGGTTCTTTCGAATCCTATGGGAAGCAGTCCAAACGCTGAAAGACGATTTGCAGAAAGTTCAAATTGATTTGCCGGTAAACTACGTTCGAAAAGACGATCTCGACAAGCGGATGGATCACATAGAAACAATGTTCCAGCGCATCTATGACAAGCTCGATGGAAAGGCCGACAAATGAGTACGACCGAAGAGAAACAAGAAAAGATCGCACTTGAAATGGCTGCAAGCGCCAGCAAAGGCGCGCTGGTCGAGAAGATCACCTTCGCTGGCATTCCAATCTTGTTCTCTTGCGTCGTCTACTTGATGAGCGCCCTTTCCAATGCCAACAATGAAATCATTCAAATCAAATCCAAAATTGCCGTTGTGGTGAACGCTGACAATAAGGCCATTCCACCGCAGGGCACGACCATCGACATGGCCCAGATCAGGGAAGCCCTGAGCGACAAAATTGAAAAGGTCGAGCGAGAAGCGGCACTTGCCCGTGCTGCCATGACGCTTGACCGTGAACGCTCTATGGCTGCCATTGAAAAAAGCCGCATGGATATGGCAGCGGACGCAGCTATGGCCCGTGCCGCTATACGCTTTGATGTGGCTCAATTGGTTGCAGCATTGGACAAGCGGATCACGCTGCTGGAGAAAGACAAATGAGCCTTCTTGATCAGTTTGGGCCTCTGCTTGGTCAAATTGCCCCCACCATCGCCACTGCGTTGGGCGGTCCATTGGCTGGTATCGCTGTCAAAACGCTGTCTGCTGTCCTGCTGGGCCACGAAAACGGCTCTGAGGACGATGTAAAGGCGGCGATGACATCTGCCTCACCGGATCAACTGGTGGCGCTGAAGAAGATTGACGCTGACTTCAAAGCGCACATGAAGGAACTGGACATTGATCTTGAGCGGATTGCCGCAGGGGATCGAGACAGCGCCCGGCAGATGCAGCGCGAAACCAAAGACTGGACCCCCAAAGCTTTAGCGTTCTTCATCACCTTTGGGTTCTTTGGAGCCCTGATCTGGATCATGGTTTTTGGCATCCCGCAGACCGGGACAGAGGTGCTTCTGATGATGCTGGGCTCTCTGTCCACCTCATGGACTGGCGTTGTGCAATTCTACTACGGGTCTTCCGCTGGCTCTAAGGCGAAGAACGACCTTCTTGCAGCAAAGGACAAGTGACATGAAAGAGAATTGGGACAAAAGCTTCGACATGGTTCTGGTCCATGAGGGCGGCTACGTCAACGATCCCAGAGATCCGGGCGGGCGCACCAACATGGGTGTGACCCAGCGGGCGTGGGAATCCTACCTCAACCGCAGCGTGACTGAGACGGAAATGCGCGGCCTGACACGCGAAGCTATCAAGCCGTTCTATAAGGCGATGTATTGGGACAAGCTCAAAGGCGACCAGCTTCCGGCTGGCGTGGACTATGCCGCCTACGACTTAGCAGTAAATTCTGGCGTGGGCCGGGCGGCAAAATACCTTCAGGAAATTGCCGGTGTGGTGGCAGATGGAGCCATTGGCCCTAAATCTATGGAAGCCATTGCGGCCTGCGACCCGCAAGAAATGGTCGATGCGCTCTGCGGAATGCGGCTGGAGTTCCTTCAGCGCCTGCCCACTTTTGGCACGTTTGGCAAAGGCTGGAGCCGCCGAGTTGCAGAGGTTAAGGAAAAGGCCACCAGTATGGCGTAAATGATTGGGCGGTGGTATAGTCGCAACGTCTTGGAGTTTCCGACATGACTACCCCTATGTCATATGATGGTTCTGTATCTGGTACAACCAGTTACATCCGGCAAATTGCCACCATGGCTGTTGTTCCGGAGACCGACACAACATATTTAACAATTCTTCCTCAGATGATCGCCTATGCTGAGTTGCGGATGTACCGTGACCTTGATTTTCTCTTCACATCTGGATCAACGACTGCCTACGGCCTGACTGTAGGGAGCCGGATCATCAATGTGGACGCTGACACATTCCCTTACGGGACCTTGGTTGTACCAGAGCAGATCAACGTAATTACCCCTGCCGGAGTCACTAACCCGGATCTTGGAACTCGTGTCCCGCTTCTGCCAACAACTAAAGAGTTCTTGGATGCAGTTTACGGTTCGTCATCTTCAACTTCTGTCCCGCAATATTGGGTTCCATTTGACGACTATACGTTCCTAGTTGGTCCCTACCCGGACGCCAATTACACCGTTGAAATCGTTGGGACTTATCGCCCCGCCAGCTTGTCGGCGTCTAATTTGACCACATTCATCAGCATCAACCTTCCCGATCTAATGATTATGGCCTCGATGGTCTACATCAGCGCCTACCAGCGCAACTTTGGACGCGCCAACGACGATCCGCAGATGGCTGTTACCTACGAGAGCCAGTACCAGGCGCTGCTGAAGGGCGCGATGGGCGAAGAGAACCGCAAGAAGTTCGAAGCTGCGGCCTGGTCTTCGCAATCTGCATCTGTCTCTGCTACCCCGACAAGGGGGTAACTCATGCCGCATCAAAGTTTCAAACTTCTGCCCGGTGTTGACCAGAACAAGACGCCAACCCTCAATGAGGCGGCAATCTCTGAAAGCCAACTCATCAGGTTCATCCCTGACAGGACGCTTGGCGGGCTCGTTCAAAAACTTGGCGGGTGGGCCAAATACATTAACACCGCAATGGGGTCAATTGTACGTTGTCTTTGGGCTTGGGAAGACACGAACAACAATTCCTACCTTGCTGTTGGGGCTGACGGCATTGTCGCTGGCGGGGGCGGTGCGCTTCAAGTGATATCCGGTGGCGGAACCTCTGATGTCACACCAAAAACGCTGACAGTTAACACCGCTGTTGAT